GATATCAGTGGTAAGGTCAGTAATGCCAATGCCTTTATCCATATCCCCGCTGTCAAACTGTTCATAGACATTGTGACCAGTTTCAAACTCACGTTTGACTGTGACCTTCTCACCGCTTGTATCGTACTCAGTCTTAATCATTTGAGTAGGTACTGCAACCCTACGCTGACCCATTTTGACTTCCCACATAAATTCGTCGTAAGTCGTATTAATGAAATCCATCGTAGTCTTGGCATTGTCAAAAATAGATAATCCCAAAGGACTGTTAATGTCCTTGTTGTTCATTCCTGGAGGTTTTAGGTACGTAAATAACGGTCTTGTAAGTCCGTTTAACGTTACAGTTTCCTCTAAATCCTCATAGAGCATTGATAAAGGTACACGTTGACCGATACGAGTTTTAGATTCAGACTCGTATAGCTCATTGCTGATTGTGTAAGTCTCTTTGCTCCACTCATGAAATTCGATAAGACTGTAGTATTTTACTTTCTGACCTTCTGTTTTGAGTGTTTTAGTCACGATTGCAGCGCTTGATACGTCTTGAGTATTTGACTGCAGTGGCAAGAATACTGGTGCTTGTACAAACGACACCCTTACACGGTCTTCATCAACGTATGGACGCATTGCAAGACCACCGAGGGCCAGACATGACTCTAGGTAGCGTTCAAAGTTCTTGCTAAATCTGTCAGTCTTAAGTGTCTCATTGATGAAAGTGTCAGCCGTTTCGTTATCGACTTGAATCTTAGCCTGCTCATTGAAAACGAGACTGGCAACCTTCTTCGATGCAGTACGTCCAATAGGCAAGTGATTGAAGTCACGTTTCAAATATGTCCCGTTACTATCTCGATAGCTCACACGGTCAAAACTACCCGCAAAATAGCGCAGATTGTCCATGATACGGCTGTATTCTTCTGGTGATATAGCGATTTTAGGGTGGTCGGTGATACTGTTTAGACTTTGATTAGTCATCACATAATTACTCCTTTTAAAAAAGTCCTTAATGGTCTGTATAATACCCATTCTTTTTCTCTCCTATGCTTTAAGACCGAGGTCTCTAGCATTATCTAAAACGAAATATTTGAATTCATCGACTGTGTGGTCATCCTCTTTGATAACTTTTGGATCATCAGAATGTATCGTCTTTTCATCGTATCGATACATCTTGTGCTCTTCGTAGAATATCTTGTTAGCTGGTATATCCAGATAATAGAAACGCCCTTCAGCTAACAGACTGATAACCATGTCTATCATGGTCTGATTCTTCTTCTTAGCTACCGGATGCCATCGCTCACCAAAGTCTTTGAAGTATTGGTTTCTCAAAGCACCTTCAGCACTATCAATGGTCATGCGTAGTTTTGGCACTCGGTACTGTTTGAGTACCTTGTCGATGAAATTACTAACCATGACAGTCAATTCACTCGGTGCCTTCTTAATCACTTGACCAGCGGGGCTGTAATAGAACGTGTCTAACAGAATCACATTGCCCTTTGCAGTCAGACCATAAGCACCGCATGCAGTCGCTGATTGTTGGTGTCCTGTATCCATTGCAAATGATATCCCGATAAGTCTATCGTCTGTTGGTAAACTATCGATAGCGTGGAATGTACTCATGTTATAGACCTGATTACCAAGACCAACCGCCTCACCTAAATACAAGTAGCGGTAATAATCATAGTCATTCTGCTTAATGCGTTCGATATCTTCCAGCATTTGTTCAGTCACAAAGCCTAATTCATCATCAAGATAAGTGCTTGAGTGTGCTAGATAGTTGTCGTTAGTCTTGATGCCCTCGAACCATTCGTTTATCCAACTATATGGATTTCTAGGTGGGTTGTAAGACCAGAAGAACTGCACAAACGGGGCTTTCTCATGTTTCTGACGCATGAAAGTGACATTAGACTGGTCGAAGTCTTCAGCGTCGTTAAACTCAGCCGCTTCCTCGTACCAAACAGCGATAATGTTCCCGATGTCGTTTGATTTCAGTTTCTGGAAGTCGTCTTGTCCGTAAAAATAGAATGTCGAACCAGTACGCTTGTGAATAATCTTAAACGGGCTTACAGTGGCTCTAAACTGATTGTCTAGACCAAATAGACTGATTGCCCATTGGACCTTATTAAACACGCTGTCACGGATTGTATTAGCTACCTTACGAATAACAACTATATTCGCTTTCTCGCCTTTCATGATGTACTTAATCATCATATAGACAAGCTTCAACACGATAACTGAGGACTTGAAAGAGTTCCGTCCACCCTTAAGCACGTTATAAGGCTTTTGAGACTGCCAAACCGTTTTGAAGTGTGGGTTAACGTTTTTCTGAATGTCAATCGTCGCCATCTGGGATGTCCTCCCAAGCGTTGATGATGTTGACGTTCATAGTCCCTTCGACACCACTGTCAAGCTGCTCTCTTAGCTTTCTGATCTCAAGCTCCAATTTCTCGGACTGTTTAGCCGTTGGATAACGTTTCAAGATTTCAACAATTGCCTTGATAACTGTATTGTTGTCAGCCTTCTTCATAAGCCTTTCAACTTCACCAGTCAATGGATTCATCATCAAGACTTCTTCGTCTCGTTTCCCTCTAGCAATGTCGGATAGGATGGACAAGGCTTCTTTTGCATCCATGATATTCTCATCGTGCATTTTCTCAACTTCGGCTTGGATAAAGCGTTTAATTTCAAGTTTTTTCAAGTTTTGTCCAGCGATACGCCCTGCAGTCTTTTCGCTATATCCAGCATTGATGGCTGCCTGCGTGGCGTTACCTAGCTTGATATACTCGCTAGCAAATAGCTTCTGTCGTTGATTTAGCCCAATATGTCCACCTCCTTCACTGCTAGATTTTTGTGCATAAAAAAGACAACCCACAAAATGAGCTGTCTAGCTATAATTATCAATACTAATATTATATCGCTGTTATACCGCTATGTTCTCGCTTATTCTTCGCAATAATCTCCTGAAAATACCAGACATTCACCGCTTCTGTAGTTCTCGGCAAACTCTAAAATGGCTAATTCTCTCATTCGGTAGTATTCGCTTTCAGAATATCCAAGGTCCATATAGACTTCAATGTTGTACTGCTTGCGATTTCTGCAATAACACTCTATCAAAATTTGGCTGTAATGCCTATCTGATAATGCGTTGATAGCTCTAACGATAGCTTGTAAGTCTTGTTCAGCGGCCACCTTGCGTGTTACCATGCTTTCGGTTTGACTGTGGACCATGCCGTCGAATGACTTGGGTTCTAACGAGAACGAAGCTGTCACTTTAGGGGCGTATTCCAAGCCCGCTATCCGTGTTAGCATGCGATACCTTCTTAGCACCTTTATAGCTTTCTTTTTAGTTGCGGTTTTATCTACTTCCGCAAATAGATTGATACTTGCCATGACACCCCTCTTGTGTGATATAATAGTTGTATCGTGTTCAAAGAGTGCCGGCCATTGTGTCGGTCTTTTTTATTTTAGCCCTAGAAACATTAAGAGATTTATGAAAAGATTGATGTATTTGTTCTTGGGCCTTTTATCACCTCCTTTCTAGCCAAGACACCAGCAAGATCTTTGGCTTTTTTTGTAATGCAAGATATCAATAAGAAAGAGGCTTTTTCACATCCTTTTTTCTTAAATTTGCTGGGTTTTGTTGGACAAGGTCTGTCAGCTTGCCCGGTGTCGAAAAAGTGTCCAAGCCACTAAAAACCTATATCCATTTTATTTTTAGTGTTTTGACAGACAATAGCTGGCAAGAGGAATCGAACCCCTTGAGTAACCACTCCAGCCTAGATATAGTGAAATCATTTTGGAGGTTTTCCTCCTTTTTTTGAAATAATACAAGAATTAAGTCGGTGAATTATGGAGATTTCTGACCTATATCTAATTAAGTTTGCAGGCATAAAGCCTTGAATAATCACGCCACCAGTAATACGCTTTAGATTTGTCATAAAGTGTAAAAAAGGAGATTCCTCTTTTCTATATTTAAATTTACTGGATTTTGGTGCATCCACGACCAGTCACGCTTCCGCTGATTTGAATGAAAAAATACAAAAGGATTCCTCTTTTCCGTATATAGATTGACTGGTAATAGCTAGCAAGGGAGTCGAACCCTCGTAAACCGTTCTAGCTACACGCCTAGCGCATAGGCTTTATATAAGGCTTTTCTTACAGTTATTTTATTACGTCCAACTTTGCCCCTAGTCCGATATTTAAGAATAATGCGTTCAACTTCATCGTTCAACCTTTCAGACCACTCGTAGTTATTGAAAACGTAATCAATGATTTCGCTGAATAGCCCTCTTGAAAGTAGCCCTTCCATTTGAATAGCCTTCAAAGGCGTTAGTGCAGCTTTTTCTGAATAGCAACTATTGAGGGCGCTTTGGGTATTGTTAGCTTGCTTTTGGTCGCACCCTTTAACCTCTCTAATATAGCTATTTAGATTGTTAGGGTGCCCCTTGCGTAGTTCTTCCACTTCCTCTTTGAACCGTTTAAACAGTCCTTCTGGCAGTCCTGCGTTGGTTTTATCCAACAATGGGCGTGTGGTTTTACCCCTTGTATAGTGCGTAGACAGATAATCTTGAAGGTCGTTGAACAGTTCATCAGAAATGATGCCTTCTAGTCTATCAACTGTTCGAGGTGAGATTCTCTGACGCTCCATGACTGCACTATTAAATGCTTGATAAATGATGCGAGCTTGTAACTCATCGCACTGTTTCACATCTTGAAAAAACTGCTTATAGGAGCCTTTTTTGTGTGCTTTTTTCAGCGCTTCATGTTCACTGACCAGCCGTTGATGTAATTCTGGTGTTAGTCCTGAATATTTGTAGTTTTTGCTCATGACTCACGCTCCTGTATCACTTGGCGGTCTGCGATATATCCCTCTAATGTTATTTCAACGGCTTCGAATGGGGCGTATTCGTACACAGCTCTCTTAACCGCCATTGTCGTAAGCACTCTTGTATTTCTTGGACCTCTACCACAAATAATAGCTACATCTCTTCTAAAACGCTCTCGCTCGAAAGCCATATCATAAAGTTTAGATACATTTCTCATTACTGATTTCTTTTGTTGTCGTTTGTTCATTGTTTCACCTCTGCCAGTTCCGGATTGGTGTAGATGTTCCCGATAACCTTCGTCGAATCAGCAACATTACATAAGCGTTCAAAGTTTTTGTATCCAATAAGATTAATGACATACGTTCCTAAGTCTTGTCTAAGGATAACAACTCCTTTAAACAAGTCGTTTCTTGAAGTAACGATGTCCCCTCTAAAAATATCCTTGCCATCCTTGTCGGTGAAGCCAGTTGACTGCATCAGGTCAATATCTCTGAAGTTGTAGCGTTTTAATTGCTCAAAGAAAGGTGTTTTAACGCAAATTTGACTTTTTTCGATGTCAATAGATACAATATCGCCATCTTCATACATCGTTTTATGGATTTTATCCCACGCTCTAAATCTAGGTATCATTGTCCTCTCCCTTTCAAATAGCTAGGGATATCATCCCCAACCTCTACGCTATCGTATTGTTCCTTGCTTACTAGGAACTTGCCATACGCCCCACAATCGAGCGTGTAGAGTTTCCCGACCATAGATTTTCCAGTAACCTTGCCATGCAATTCGACGGCATTATCCGCTTTGTGAATTACCACCGTCTCAATCGGTCTATTAACCACTCGTAGAACGGTAGTCACGTTAATGGCTAGCGACACCACTAACAGAATCGTTGCGACTGCCAGCTCGTTATAAATCCTCTTCTTTGACGAATGTTCCATTTACCATCTTTCCTTTCCGATTCTTAATTTCCTCATAAGCAATGCTTAGACACTCAGTTACATCGAGGTCAAGTTGATGTGCCAGCACGATAATCGTTACTAACGTGTCCCCGATAGCGTCCTTAAGTGCTGCTTTCGGTTCTGTAAATTTAGTCGGTTTCAAGAGTACATCTCGAATTTCTCCGACTTCCTCAGTGATTCGCATCCACTGTATTTTTGGGTCTGCTTGCTTAAGGTTGCGGTCATCGGCCCATTGGTTGATTCTAGTAATTAGGTTATTCATCCGTTACCTCTTTCACTTCCACGCCCGGGCAAGAAAATACCCAGCCGAAATCAGCATCTTCTAGCTCTTTGCGGGTGTGGTGTGCTCGAAATTTTTCAAGTTCTGTTTTCGATGCAAAAAGCCATTTTTGAGTTTTTGTATCTCGATTGAGGTATTTACTGTATCCGCCAATCCCTTTCACTCGAACCGTATATCTAGGCTCTTTCTCGACCTCATAACCAAACTGGTGCATGTTGACGAGGATTTGGAAAGCGTTTTTGTTTTTGCGATACCAACGTGTGAAATCGTCATCTAATGCTTTTTCAGGTACACAGTCATTTTCGTCCAAACTTTCGAACATATCCCAAGCTAAGCTATGCAAGTTTAAGTAAAATTCATCCTTATTCTCCTCATACCAATCCGCCACGAATTGCGGCACTACTGGCTTAGGGAAGAACGAATCATATAAATCTTCAGCGTAAGCTACCGAAATGCGTGCTACCTTTGATAGCTTCTGTACTGCTTCATCTTTTGTCATTCTACTTTCTCCCTTAATCGACATTTTTAAGTTTTGCAGGCACCCACATTTTAGGGTTGTAATTGATCTCATATTTGTATTTTGAAACATTCGGTACTTCAACATCTTCTACTACATAAGAGACATTATCTGACAAACCGATAATATGCTTTTGATATTTGTTCTTACCATTTTCTACAACAATTTCAAGTTGTTTATCATGAGTATCAGCCTTGATGGACATCCTACCGCTCATTTGGAACATTACGTCATTTGTAATAGCATCAATCACCGTTACTTTTCGAACAACATTAAAGTTATCCGACTCTTGAGATAAATTTTCAGATACTCTATTTGCCTCTGAGCAACCAGTTAAAAATAATAAACCACTTACAGCAATAATTGCCATTTTACTTAATTTGTTCATGCTTCCACCTCTTCCAACTCCACTGTATACATTCTTGAATTACGATATTTAACACCTCTTAAGCGATGCAGTTCGTTGATAGCGTCGTTTTTGTTATTGAAAATATGCTCACTATCTTCCATATTGTCGTAGTAAACGATTACTTTGTATCGCATAATTCCATCATTCCTTTCAGTAATTCTTCGTCCGGTAACTGCTCCAGCGTTAGAATGCGATTGAGTTTCTTTACGTTGATGCCTAGCTTGGCGCTGATATATTCCATATCCTCGTGATTAGCCCAAAACCACTTCGAAAACTCTTGCGTTTGACCTAATACGCTTGTGTGGTCGTAACTGCCCGGAGCATATACACCGACTAGCTTGTCTTTATATTTGCTGTTCATTCCAACTCCGTAATTTCAAATTCAATGCGTGGGTTAGGACTGTACTTCTTGCGAGCTCTTAAATCGCAGACAATACTATCATCAGTCCAAACAATCCCTTTCTTATCAACTTTGTTGTATCCAGCCTTTGAGATACTGTCAAATAGCGATTTGACCAGATTGTCAACGTCCGGGATTTTCGCATGCCAAAGTCTTTCAGACATGAATTTCTTGAATGCGTCCCACGTTTTAGCTCTAGCTTTTGGCGTGGGCTTTTTTGATACGTTCAGCGGTGCCTTCATGTAAAAGGTGACATCGACTGAAATCGGCCCGTCATAGAAATCACCCTCATACTCTTGCTCGATAAGTTGCGAGCACTGACGGCGCCATGCTTTCATTTTAGGGTCTTCATAAGTTCCAAACTTGCTGAATCGTGGCCTTGTTTGAGGTTTAGGCTCGATGTTTAAAATCATTTTCATGTTTTCACCAAATTAGAAGGGTAAATCGTCACTAGTGATGTCCATTGGGTTACTGTTCCCGTATGGGCTGATATCACTCGCAAAGTTTGGCCTTTGTTGTTGCGGTGCTTGCTGACCATAAGGCCCTGCATAGCCGTCATTGCCAAACGCTCCAGACGTGTTGCCTTGGTTTGCATTACTACCTTCACGCGCCGCACGGCTCTCCAACATTTGGAAGTTCTCAGCGACTACCTCAGTCACATACACTCGTTGACCTTGCTGATTCTCATAGCTACGGGTCTGAATGCGCCCAGTAATTCCAATCAA